TACGAATTGCTCTAGATGCAGCACGTCCTTTAATATAATTTCCAAAGCCTTCTGCTCCAGCAATTACGCCGAACATACCAAGTTCTTCTACTGAGGAACGAAGTCCAAGACGTGGATAAAGGTTTAAAAAAGACCATCCATCAGCAATGCCTCTGCTATAAACATTATTTGTAGCACGACCAAATGCTGCGGTAAGTACTCCACCACGTTGCGCTATTTCACGCCATTCTGTAAAGTCGGGCAATGAACGATAGTCGCTTAATTGATACTGGCGGATAGCACGAGGAGTACCATCAAGAGTCTGACCAGCATTAAATCTATCTAAGAATATATTATCAGCAGTTGCTACATCGTCAAGTTGGTTAACTTCGATTTCTTTAACTTTGCCTTTAAGTTCTTTTTTGGTCTTTAGTTCTCTACCAAGTCTTGCGGCAACAATCTTAAGTTCGTCATCAATTGCGTTAACACGGTCTAAGTCACCAGCAGCGAGTGCATCTGCTCTATCAGCCTTAAGGGCTTTAGAGCGTTGAGTATACTCTGCAATCTTTGCATTTACAGAAGCAATAAGACGAACAGCCTTACCTTCTGCGTTTGCTGTAGTAAGGGCATCTTGTACTTTTTGACGCACACCTTTAGGTGTGGTAAGTGTAGAGCCACCTTTTATTGTTCTAAGAACATCTGCAAGGTCGCCTACGTCAACAGCACTTTGGCTTGGTGAGTAAAGTTCTCTTGACATATCATCAAGTTTAGAAAGAGCAAGTCTTCCTTCATTAGATAGGTTAAGTCCCATACCAGTACCTAATGTTTTAAGTAAACCTTTAAATATAAGAAGTCGGTCACCTTCGCTGGCATTTAACCAAACTGCACGCATTTGACCAGCAGATGTTTTATCAAGAACGGTTCGTGCTAATCTGAAAATTTGAGTTGCACTAGAACCATCACTAATGCTAATGATTCGTTCATTTTTAGGAGCAATAGCGAATGCACGCATTACTCTATCAATTCTAGCAAGCCTTGATTGGTCTTTTGCTGCTAATATTTTAGGAACGGAAGTTTTTTCAAATCCTATTTTCTTTGCCCAAATTAATGGGTCAAGAGAAAATTGTTTAACAAACTCTTCTTGAGTTTTGGTCACATCAAGTGCTGAATAACGTTCAGTCCCCAGAGTCTTAGCAATAATATCTTTAAATTTATTGCTTGCTACACGGGTACGGCTTATGTATGGTATAAGCGTATCTTTACCAGCAATACCAGTATTGCCCGACAATATAGCCGTAAAACGTTCACCATTATCAAAGTATGTTAACGCATCATCAGCATTGCGTACATCGGCTTTGGCCAAATCGTTAACTACATTGATATTGATTTCAGGAAATCTGTCTTGTAAACGATTGAGGGCTTGAGCCTTGTTTGGTAAATCCCCATTACGAAAAGTCTCAATTAACTTTCCTGCTTCATCCCAATAGGCACGAACTCTTGGCCGACTAAATGCCTTTTCAATAGAAATGCTGCCTTCACCAACTTTAATAAATCCATATTTGGCAACCATTAAGCCACGGTTTATTTTACCACCAATAATAAGTGGGTCAAGGGCAAAAGTTACAGCAAAGTCAATTGGTGCAGATATGGCACTAAATAATGCTCTTGCTTTACTGTCACCTAAAACTGCTTGTTCGTACTCATGAGGAAGTAATGATATTACTGCACGAGCACGGTCTCGTCCAGGACTTATTTTAGATTTTTCAAATCTTGCTACAGCATTAGAAACTTCTTTTAGTGCTTCTTCTTCGCCAGAAACATATCTATTAATTAAATCTAAAACACCAGGGTTATCTTGATACTGCTCAAAGTTTTCGATTAAGTCTTCTTTAGAAGCAAGTAATCTACCTACATATGAAGCAGCGGGAGTCAAGTCTTTATTAAACTCAGCAACTGCTCTTTCGTCAAATACTCTATTTGGTGCAGAAGCCTGCTCCCAATATTTTTTCCATGTTGTTGAACCATCTGTTGGAAGAGCATCTTCTCCGCCAGGAAGTAATTCTTTAAAACCTTCTAATTGAGAACGTAAAAATGTAGAAGGAGCAAATTCGCCTTCTGCCTGCGCTAGCATTGCAGCCTGATAAGGTTGCTTAACTAACTTTTCTTGAGGACGTACTAAAAGTTCTAGTCCCTTTTCAACTTTAGTTGCGGTTTTGCCACCAACTTCAGTTTCAGTTAAATCTTTTATTACACCCTTTGCTCCACCGATAACGGCTTTTCCACCAGCCTGTAATGCTCCAAGTGGACTTAATGATGAAAGATTCTTAACAGCATCAATTGCTGTAGTTCCACCACCGTACCAAACAGCACTCTTAACAGAGGATAGGATATTTCCTAAAAAACTTTTATCTTCTTTGGCGTACTTTGGACTATAGATTGATGTTAGAGCATCACGAGTAACCTTGTCCATGGCTTGAAACTTTTTATAAGCATCTGCTTGTGAAAGTGAAGTAAGTTCATTATGCTTGTTACGCAGGTCAACCATTGCAGCAAGTTGATTAATTTCATTTTTAGGCAAAGCCTTTTGAGCAGCCGCTGTTGCTACACCAGGTGCAGACTCAGCAATTTTAGTTAACGGTTTGTCCTTCTCGGCCATTAAAGACCTCGTGAGGCAACAAAGTTATAAAGGTCTTGTACTTCTCCCGTAGGGTCAATATCAATCATTGACGCAAGAACCTCAGACAATGAACGTTCACGAGGTAAGTTAAGTGCTTCACTTCCTGGGCCTGCGCCAAAATCCATACCAGCAGTTAATGGTTCATCTGCTCTCTCAGTGGGAGCAGTTAAAGGTGTAATAGGGGGCATCATTGCAGCAAGAGGATTTGCATTTGATGAAGCAGATTTATTTGGTCCAACCATTGGTGCACTTTGTTGTTGTGCCATAGTTGTTTGTCCCTCGCCATATGGAAGGCCTGAAATGTAACGTGCAGGTTGTGTACCTGATTGTCCTGCTCCACCTGTAGCAGAAATATTTGCTGGATTATTCTGTGGCGCTGTTGGGCGCATTCCTCCACGATTTTCAGCCATGATTCCTCCTACTTAATTTTTTTAGGTTGTTCTTTTGATATATACGGACCTGCTGTAAATGCTGTAAGTTTAGATGCAATTTCCATTGCTTCATATGCATCTGCACCAGCATGTATAGCACCAAGTGCGTATGCTGCTCCTGAGCCTGCAGCGTATACTCCATCTGCAGATTTACTTATTGATAACTCTTGGTCAATATCAAATATCTCTCCACCAACAGCCATTATAAACTGAAAGCGAGTTTCTTTGGTATCTTCATCAAAGTTGTAGCCATTCTCTGACATACATTTACGTAGAGATGGCATTGCTTTTACTATCATAAAATGATATAAATCTTCTCGGTCTTGCTTTGTAGGAACTGGTGGCTCCCAAACATGTTGGGCTATATCACAAGGAAGTGTTTCACCAGAACCAGCAATCAGAAATGAACCATTTTCCGAAATCTTTTTTACTTCAGGATGACTATAAATTCTTCCATCATTATCTGTAGTTCTACTATCGGCGACCAAGAAACAACGGTCTTTATGTTCTATTCCAATTATTGTTGTCATTGTCCCCTACTTAGTTAACTTCTAGTTACGACTCTACCGCCTGCTTTTCCACTTGCAGTTAAACTGGAAAGAATTGTTTGAATATCTGGTGGTGCAGTTGGTTCAGCCATTACTTCGCCTTGAGGAGGACCTCCTACTGGAGCACCAGAGGGAGCAGGGGACGTTTGCTCAACCATAGGATTAGAGGCGCCAGCAGGAGGAACTTGTTGCTGTGGAGCAAAGGTAGCCTCTATAGCATCTTCTAATGCTTGTCCCTTTTGGCGAGCCTTAATTACCGCAGCAATCTTTCTAACAACATCAGAAGCGTCCTGTCCCTGTGTAGCCATCTGTGGTATTGCTTGTGTGTAAGCAGTTAATGAACCAAGTAATGCTGTACGCATATCCTCAATTTCAATCTTCTCAAGTTCTTGTGTTACGTTAACAGTAAATGGCAACTCACGCATAGCCATATCCTTGGAGATTAACTTGCCTCCAAGAGCCTGTAACATAAAGATAAGACCTTGGGCTGGGTTAAGACCAGCAAGCATTCCGTAACGGACATCTGCTGAATAATCGCCTTTGATGTCTTTAGTTGGCTTATAGGTAATTTCATATGGTGAGCCAGAATCAACACCACGAATAGTTTTTTCTTCTGGGTAAATTGCTTCATCAATTTCAAAGCAAATATTAATAACATCACGAAGTGCTGCCGCAAATATTGCTTGGGCTGATTTAACCTGCGTATCAAATGCTCCCATAAGAGCCTGTACACCTTGACCAGTAACGATAGATGCATCAATGTTACCAGTACGTGATTCTGGATAACGAGCACCAACTCTAAGTTCTTGGTTAAGTAAATTCTGTTCTGTGAATGCGCCTTGTGGTAGTGTAAGTTCCACACGTCGAACACCCGCTGGGTTGGAAGTGCGAATAACCGCATCTCCACCCAACTGGAGTTCTTGTACATCTTGTGGAAGTACAATTGGTGCCTGTACTGATTTCTCCGCTGCTTCCATTGCCAATAAGGCGAAACGGTTGCGGAGTAATTGAATTCCAA